CTCGACAAACTTCTGCAGGTCGCGACGGCGCAGGCGTTCACGGCTTCCAACGAAGTCAGCGCCTCGTCCGTCGACCTGGGCAACCCGACCATCAAGAACCGCGTCGGCAGCGGTAACAAGCTGTCCGCGATCTTCGTGGTCACGACCGCCTCGGCCGGCGATAGCGGATCGCAGACCGACACGTTCGACCTGGCGGTCGTCGAAGACACGCAGGCGTCTCTGGCAACCAAGACGCCGATCATCACGCGCCGCGTCCCCGGCTCCGAGCTGGTCGTCGGCGCGATGTTCGAGGTCCCGCTCCCGTCCGGCAAGCCGACGAAGCGATACCTCGGCGTGCAGGGCCTCCTGGGCACCGGGGATACCGTCAGCTTCTCGGCGTGGATCGTGCCGAGCGAAGACGTCCCGGCGTTCCTGGCCTACGCCAAGAGCTACGCGGTCTAGCAGGGGCTCACACCGGAGGCAGCTCGAGGGCTGCCTCCGGCCCTTCTCATGCCGCGGCTGCCGAAGACCGTCATCATCCACGGCAAGAAGGTCTCCGACCTCTCGCCGAAGCATGGGCGTCCACACGCCTCGCTGTGGACCGTCACGCGCGCGATCTGCCGGTTCTGGAAGGGCAACCTCCACGACTGGAATGAGCATTACGACATGCATCCCCTGGTGCAGACCGGGAAGTTCGCCGGCATCCCGGAGCGCCGGCCGGACGCCTGGCGCTGGTATCTGCAGCAGGACGGCACGCGACCCATCTACCTGCAGGCGCCCGAAGCGCATGCGCCGGCCTACCGGGCGCGCGCGCTCGCGCTGTTCAATCAGGTCCCCGGCGCGCGACGCTTTCCCATCCGCGAGATTCAGAAGGCACTCCCGATCAACGGCGAGCCCAATCGCTGGTTTGTCGAGCAGGCCGGGATGATGATCGCGAAGGCGTGCGTCGAGGATTACCAGGTCCTCATCCTCAACGGCATCGGCTGTGTGAATACGCTCGAGTTCGAGCGCGCGCACCGGAGCATCCTCTACTGGATTGCGTTCGCCCGCGGCCAGGGCCGCCAGGTCCTCATCGAAGGGCCGAGCATCTTCCACACCCCGCGCGAAATCTATGCGTATGAGAAGTTCAATTACGACGAACTCGAGAACGCGCGCGCGGAAGTGAAACGCTACGCCGAGCGCGACGACCTCATCGCGAAGCAGGAAATCAACGATCGCGAGCAGCGCCGCGGCCGACCGCGCCGGTTCAACATCCCGCCGCTCGAGGACAACCCGGATGTCTGATCACTACGCAATGGCCGGCGGCCAGGTCCTCGTCGTCGGCTCGGCGCCCTGTCCGCTGGTCGTCCCGAAGACCCGCGAGCTGGTCATCGCCGTCAACGGCGGCATCTCGAACGTCCCGCGCGCGGATGTGTGGATGCTCAACAGCCGCGGGACGATGGGCGAATGGGGTCCGGAGCTGCGCGCGCTGCATCTCGACATGGTTCGCCAGGGCCAGGACCGGACGGTCGACTGCCTGGTCATGTTGACCAAGCACGACGACGCGGCCGACCTGACGCTGCAGCGCCTCCGCAAGCAGGTCACGCGCTACCGACAGACGATCGAGATTCACAATCACCGCCGGCGCGAACTCGAGGCGCAGGCCGGCGCGCGCGACTCGAGCATGACGCGCGAGGCGCTCTCGATCGGACTGTTCGCGGTCTGCTGGGCGTTCCTCAACGGCGCCGTTACGGTCCGGATGGAGGGCTTCAGTTGGCAACCGGGCTATCACTACCGGCCGGGCGAACCGTTCAACGTCCGCGGACACAAGGCCGGCGACAAACAGGCGCTCGCCCGGCTGCTCGCGCGTTACCCTGGGCGCCTGTTTACCTCACTTGCGAAGGAGCATCAGATGACATCGAAGAACGCAAGCAAGCGGTCGAGCGGCGGCGCGGCGACCAAGCCGAAGACCGCCAAGGCCGCGCTGACGCCGAAGGGCGAGCGCGAGCGCAAGGCCGCGAACAAGAAGACCGCCGACCAGCAGGAGGCCGAGGCGCGCCTGGCGCGACGCTCGAGTCTGCGCGTGCGCGCGACCGAGCTGTCCTTCTACAGCAACAAGCGATGGCGGCCGGGCGAGGAGTTCATGCTCCGCGAGGCGAGCGACTTCCGTCCGAGCTGCATGGAGCACGTCGACCCGTCCGAGCCGGCGCCGGAGCCGAGCAGCGCGACGGGTATCCCGCCGGCGGCCCCGACCGCGGCGGCGCGCAATCGGTCGGATAACCCGCTCGGCGTCGACTAACACGGAGAGGGAGCGCGATGGCGACGAAAGTCCTGTATCTGCCGTTCTACATCGTCCTGACGGACCCCGACCAGGTTGCGGCGATTCAATCGACGCCGGCCTACCTGGCGGCAGGCGGGATCAATCGCGCTCCCTACGACCCTGGTCCGCCGGCGGGCGGCGCGGCGATTGAGTTCTCCGCGCCGTTCAAGGGCTTTCAGCAGCTCACCGCGGACGCGGCGCCCTACATCTGGACGCCGTTCTCCGGCGCCGGCAGCCAGGGCGGTCCCTACCCGCTCGACGTCGCGACGTTTCAGCGGCACACGGGCGGGTTCCTCGGCATCGGCGGGACGACGACGCGCTACTACTGGCTCGGGCAAGTCGTCTATGCGGGGACCGCGGCGAATCCGCCGGGCGGCACCGGCGACGAGGCTAACGCGCCCGATCTCGAGTTCGCGCCGAACAGCCTGGCGCGCTTCGTCGAGGGCTTCGAGGTCGTCGGCGGCGGTATCGGCAGCGGCGGGACCTTCGGCGCCGCCGCGACCGCGCTCTACTCCGCGGACGCCGGGCAATGCATCGGCAGCTATGGCCTGGCGCTGCGCGGCGCGAGCGGCTCGAGCCTGTCCGCGGCGCCGAGCATCTACCGCGCGATCACGCCGAGCGATGCCTGGGAGCGCATGTATATCCGGCTCCGCAAGCTGCCGGTCGGACAAGTCTCATTCTGGTCCTGCATCGGGACGCCGACCTCGAGCAACGGGCTGAGCCTCGAGGTCAACGGCACCGGGAACCTCTGCATCGTTCACACGAACACCGGCGGACGCTCGACGCTCGCGACCATCGACCCGCCGCTCCCGGTCTGGACCGGGCGCTCGGATGAGGACGCCTGGCGGCGCCTCGACCTCATCATCGAATACAACAATGGCAACGCGAACGGGCGCGTCCGGTTGTGGATCGATGGCGAGCTGGTCTTCAGCCAGGACATCGCGACCGCGGACGGCGGCCTCGGCTCCGGCACGCGCGTGCAGGCTACGCGCATCGGCGAGGCGTATAGCTTCGGCAGCAATCGCCTCGAGATTGACGTCGACCACTGGATATCGAAGGACATCCCGGCCGGGCAGGCACGCAACGGGACCAACGGCGCCAACCGGCCGTATCTCTACGACGCGAGCAGCTCGAGCTATATCGCCGGCGACCTGGTCCACACCCCGGACGGCCACGTCTACAAAGCGATCGCGGGCGTCGCGGCCGGCGTCGAGCCGAGCCCGCGGCACAACGGGACAAGCTGGCACCGCTACGAGCAGCGCGATTGGTTGAACGGGACGCGCATCCTGCTCGCCAAGTCCAACGCTTTCGGCGCCGGCAACGTGTGGGCCGGCGACCATCGCGTCACGCAGCAGCGGATGATGGGCGCGACCAACGCCAACGCGGCGACGCTCACCAACGCGGTCAGCGGCGCCGTCTGCGAGGTCATCGCGGACGTCCCGGAGAACCTCGAGACGGAGCCCGGCATGGTCGGCTGTGGCGCCGTGCAAGTCACAGGCAACACGTCCCGCGGCGCGACCGCGAGCAACGGCAAGCTCGGTTACAACGTCAACGGCGCCGGCGCGGTCGATACGACGGTCACGGAGGGGACGAGCCTGGCCTACAAGTCCGTCCTCTATCCGGGCGGCGGCCTGGCGGCGCTCGACGACCTCAGTCCGCTCCTGCTGCGCTACACGCACAACGCGACGACGGATACCTGCACCCTGAACAGCCTGGTCGCGATGATCGAAGTGCTCGGCTGCTTCTGCCGGGCCGACTTCCGACCCAACCCGGAGGGCGGCGTCTATTCCTCGAGCCGGAGCTACTACGCCGGCGACGTCGTCGCGCGCAAACACTTCTGGTATACCGCCCTGGCCTCGACGACGCCGCTCGTCGACGCGACGCATGCGGCGACCGCGCCGGACCCGGCCGACCCTGGCAGCAGCGATCGCTGGGCGCTGATGGACCTCCCGGAGTTCCCGCGGTTCGTCGGACAGCACAACTTCCCGTATCGACGCTGCCCGAACGTCCTCGGCGCGGGCGCGGCGCCGGTCTCGCCGGTCATCTTCCACGCCGGCACCTACACCGGCAACGGGACCGCGCAAGACCTGACCTTCCGCGCGCCGGTCAACTGCCTGTTTATCCGGGCGCTGACGTCGCCGGCGGGCATCTCCGTCTGGTATCCGCCGATGCTCGGCTTGCATCGCGTCGCGGAGCAGCGTGTCACGCCGCTCGTCGTCACGCAGGAGGAAGACCCGACCTTCGTCGAGGTCGACGGCGACGACGCGCAGCAGACCCGCTATCGCATCCGCATCATCGGCGGCAACAGCCAGGTCAACCAGAACACGATCGTCTATCAATACCTGGCGATCATGGACCCCGGTCAGCGGTTCATGCTCAACGGCGCGCTGGTGCATGACACCAACCTCGCGCTCGACGCCGACAACAATTTCATCGATGCGGCGTTCACGCCTGAATGGGCGTTCATCATGTTCGAGGGCTCGGATGGGACGACAACCATCCGGCTCTGCGCGAAGGGTCCGGGCTCCGCGGCCAATGACATGCAGACCTGGGCGGCGAATAACGTCGCCTCGAGCCTGGCCTTTGGCGCCGGCAAGCTCACGACCAAGAGCGCATTCCACGGGCTGAGCGGCACCCTGGGCGCCGCGGTTTACTCGGCCTGGCGCCGGAGCGATGGCAACGATGACCCCGGCGAGCCGGGCGTCGTCGCGATCGGGAGCTACGTCGGCGATGGCTCGGCCTCGAGGAGCATCTCGATCGCGCCGGTCAGCGGCAAGCGGCCCCTCTTCGCGATGGTCTTCAACAATGGGACGAGCGCCGGCTACATGCGCGACCCGTCCCATACGACGACGACGTCGACGCAGTCCGGCGGCACAACCGACAGCAACGGCATCACGGGCGGCGCGGTCGACGGCTTCAGCGTCGGCTCGAACCTCAATGGCAACGGGATCATCTACAACTGGATTGTCTGGTTCGCCTCGAGCACGGCCGGCAATGGCGGCTGGGGAACCAACGGGGAATACATCCCGGTCGAAGCGAACGCGCCGGTCGGCGACACGTATCCCGATGACCCGGACGAGCAGGACGTCATCGACAGCCAGGACGACGATGACGAGGAGGAGCCCGCGCCGCCGGCGGAGGAGCCCGACCTCGACAACGAGACGCCGCTCCCTGGGACGGATTTCTTCTGTCTGCACTTCAGCCAGAAGGCGGTCAATCAGGCGCTCGCGCGCATCGGCGTCAGCCAGCAGGTCCTCGCGCTCGATACCGAGGACACGCAGCCGGCCGTCGTCGCGCGGCTGCATCTGAAGGATGACGTCGAGTATGTGCTCGCGCGCTTCCCCTGGGAGTTCGCGCGCAAGTATGCGGCGCTGACGCTGGTCGACGGGACGGCCAGCGACCCGGTCAATGACGACTGGACCTTCAGCTATCGCAAGCCGACCGATTGCGTCTTCGTGCGGCGCCTGGTCCGGTCTCGAGGCGGCGCCGTCAATCCGACCGCGCCGCCGTTCGCGCTCGGCAGCGATACCGATGGCGACCTGATTCTCACGAACGAGAGCAGCGCGGCCATCGAATACACCGCCCGCGGCCTCTGCCCGGCCTACATGGGCGACCAACTCTTCAAGGAGGCGCTCGCGTGCAAGCTCGGCGCGAGCCTGGCGCCGGCGCTCACCCGCATGCCGGAAAAGGTCAAGGAATGCCTCGAGGCGCTCGAGGCGACGATCGCGAAGGCGTATGAGATTGTCCGGCCGGGCAACCCTGGCGCGCCGGATACCGCCTCCACGGTCGACACGTCGACGGCGGCCCTGGCCGCGAACCTGGCGATCGCCAACCGGGCGCTGGTCCGCATCGGCGCGCCGACGATCGCCGCGACGCTCGAGCAGTCCCGGCAGGCGACCGCGGTCCGCCTCATCTTCGAGGAGGAGCTGAAGGCGACCCTTCGCGATCATCCGTGGCAGTTCGCGACGCGCTACCGCGAGCTGACGGTCATGGGCGGCGCCGCGGCCTGGGACGATGCGATCGTGCAAGCCTGGGACAACGCGCGGAACTACGCGGAGAACGAGGCGGTCTCGAGCGGCGGGACGATCTTCTACGCGCTGCAGGACATCGCGGCCGACCCGTCCGCCGCGGCGCCGGCGGTCGATACCGCCAACTGGACCGAGACCGAGCCGGAGGACTTCAATGCCGACTGGCTCCGCGGCTATCGGCTGCCGACCGATTACGTCCGCGTCCGGCGCCTGGTCAACCCGGCGACCCGGCGCTCGCCGGAGGATGACAGTCCGCCGACCTGGGCGACCGGCAGCGACGAGGTCGGCGAGCTGCTGTTCACCGATGCCGAGCAGGCGGTCGCCGAATACACGGCGCGCCTCGAGAACGTCCTGGCGTTCGCGGACGCGCACTTCCGGGACGCCTTTGCCTGGCGCCTGGCCGCGTCCCTGGCGCCGTCCCTGGCGCAGCAGGAGCCGGAGGGCGTCGAGCAGCTCGGACGGGGACCGGATGCGACGACCCTCGAGGGCAAGCGCGAGCAGGTCAAGGCCAGCAAGGCGGCGATGCGCGAGCGGATGACGCGCTACGCCTGGGCGAAGTATCAGGAGTGTCTCGACGTCGCGCAGCGCAGCAACAGCAACGAGGCGCAGCCGGACGTGACGCCGGATGCTCCCTGGATTTCAGGGCGGTAGATGGCGACCCATTCCCTGATTCAACGGTCGTTCGCCGCCGGCGAGCTGGCACCGAGCTACCACGCGCGGGCCGACCTCGCGAAGTATCTGACCGGAGCGCGGACCCTGGTCAACTGGTTCATCCGGAAGGCCGGCGGCATCAGTAACCGCGCCGGCTTCTACTACGTCAACGAGGTCAAGGACAGCGACGACGAGGTCATCCTGCTCCGCTACGTGAGCGAGCAGGTCGGCGGGAGCGTCCTCATCGAAATGGGGGACAGCTATTTCCGCTTCTACAACAATGGCGGCCTGGTCACGGTCAGCGCGGTCGCGCCCTACGATATCGGCGACCCCTACGTCCCTGGCGACATCGTCAGCGACAGCGGCGTCAACTACTACTGTGTCGCCGCGGCGGCCCCTGGCGACGCGCCGCCCGATGATGACTTCTGGTATGCGATGCCGGCCGACGACATCCTCGAGATTCCGCACGGCTTCGGCGCGCATCAACCAAACTGGCATCAGACCGGCCGCGTCATCGTCCTCACGCATGGCGAAGTCCATCCGGCGGAGCTGGAATATTTCAGCCTGACGCATTGGGTCCTGACCGACGTGACGACCGAGCCCTGGCACGCGCCGCCGCAAAGCCTGGCGGTCGCGCAAGGGACGCCGGGACCAGGGAACCGCATCGCGAGCTACGTCGTCACGGCGGCGCGCCTCGAGACGTATGAGGAGACCGAGCCGAGCGACCCGGACACAACCACGGGCGCGCCGCAGCTCGGCACCGAGGACGACCCGAACGTCCTGACCTGGGACGCGGTCACGGGCGCCGTCGAGTATTACGTTTACTGCGACCCGTTCCAGAACGGCGTGTATGGCTACATCGGGACCGCGGCGACCAACAGCTTCAACGACACGGGCCTGGTCCCCGACTTCGCGGTCACGCCGCCGATCGCGCGCGACCTGTTCGATGCGACCAACGAGTATCCGCACGTCAGCGGCACGCACGAGCAGCGCCGCGTCTACGGCCAGACCGGCGCGACGCCCGACCAGCTCGACCTCTCGAGGCCGGGCTTCCCGGCGAATTTCGGCGTCAGCTCGCCGATTCAGGACGACGACGCGATCCGGTTCAAGCTCGCCGGAATGCTCAATCACGCGATTCGCTGGGTCGTCAGCCTGAAGACCCTCATCGTCGGGACCGCCGGCGGCGTCCACGTCATTCAGGGACCAGGGGACGGCGAGCCGATCATCCCCGCGGCCGGCGGCATCAACGCGAAGGAGCATGTCCACGTCGGCGCGCACGACAAGGCGCCGGTCGTTATCGGCAACGCGATCGTCTACCTGCAGAGCGCGGGGAAGATTTTTCGCGACGTCAACTTCGAGGCGCAGAGCAGCGCGACGCTCCTGGGCGGGCGCGACCTGACGGTCCTGGCCGAGCATCTCTTCGAGGAGGAGACCTTCGCGCGGCTCGACTACGCGCAAGCGCCGCATTCCATCGTGTGGGCGGTTCGCAACGACGGCGTCCTGCTCGGGATGACCTACCTGCCGGACGACGAGATTTTCGGCTGGCACCGGCACACGACGCAGAACGGCGTCTTTGAGGATGTGTGTGTCGTCCCGGAGGCCGGCGAAGACGCGGTCTATGTCGTCGTCCGCCGGACCATCGACGGCGAGGACGTGCGCTATATCGAGCGCCTCTCGAGCCGCGTCATCCGCTCCGGCAGCTTCGATGAAGACGTCATCTTCGTCGACTCCGCGCTGACCTATGACGGCTCGCCGGCGAACCATATCAGCGGCCTCGACCATCTCGAGGGCGAGGTCGTCGCGGTCGTCGGGGACGGGACGGTCGTCTTCGATGGCGACCCGGACAGCGCGAACGCGGCGAGCTTCACGGTCACGAGCGGCGCGATCGACCTGCCGGCGGACTATTCGGTTGTCCATGTGGGGCTGCCGATTCGGTTCGCGGACGTCGAGACGCTCGACCTCGACGTGCAGGGCTCGGAGATTCGCGCGGCCCGGAAGCGCGTCGCGAGCGTGACGCTGCTGCTCGACAAGAGCGCCCGCGGCTTCAAGGTCGGCCCGGACGAGGACCATCTCAAGGCCGACGTCGCGATGACCTGGGAGGGGAGCGATACCGACTTCACCGGCCAGGTCGAGGTCCCGATCGACGCGACCTTCAACACGACCGGCCGCGTCTTTGTGCGCGTGACTCAACCGTTGCCGATTACCATACTCGGCATCATCCCCAACGCAGAACTCGGAGGATAGCGATGGCGGCGAAGCTCGTTTCGATGAAGATGACCCGCGCCGAGCGCGACAAGAAATACATGGAAGTCGCGAACATGCCGAGCAAGGACGCCGTCGTCTACCCGTATGGCCTCTGCATTCGGCTCGACAACGATGCGATCGAAAAGCTCGGGCTCGAGGAGCTGCCGAAGGTGGGGACCTACCTCTACGTCACCGCGAACGTCGAGGTCACAAGCGTCAGCCAGAACGAGAGCGAGACCGGGGAGAACAAGAATATCGAGCTGCAGATTACCGACATGGCGCTGACCGCGCCGAGCGGCAAGAAGGACGACGAGGTCCTCTTCAAAGGATAGACACATGGCCGCCTTTACCACGTCCCTGCTGGTCGGCCTCGCGATCGGTTCGACGGCGCTGAGCGCCTCGAGCCAAATCAAGAGCGGCAACGCGGCCAAGCGCGCCGGCGAGGCGGAGCGCGACGCGGCGAACAGTCAGGCCGACCTCGCCGACTACAACGCGAGCGTCGCCGACATCCAAGCACAGGACGCGCTCGAGCGCGGCGCCGACGAGGAGAGCCGCTTCCGGTCGGGCGTCCGCGCGATGATCGGCGCGCAGCGCACACAGTTCGCGGCCAGCGGCGTCGACGTCGGCTTCGGGACCGCGGTCGACGTGCAAGGCGATACCGCCTATCAGGGCGAACTCGACGCGCTGCAGATTCGCACCAACGCCGGCCGGGAAGCCTGGGGCTACAAGGTCGAGGCGACCGACTACCGCAACCGGGCCAAGGTCGCGCGGAAGACCGGCGTCTACGCCGCGGCAGCCGGCCGGGAGGCGCAGAAGGCGAGCCGCTACGCCGCGGCCGGGACGATCGCCGGCGGCGCGACCTCCCTGCTCGATACCTACTACGGGCCTGGCGGCCGGGCCTCGAGGACGAGGACCGCATAGATGGCTGTCATCCGCTCCCGCCGGCAGGTCGGCCCTGGCGCGCTCCCTGGCGCGCGGCTGCAGTCCGGACAGACCCCGGATTCCCTCGGCGCCGGGCTCGAGCAGCAGCGCGCGCAGTCGCAGCAGCAGATCGCCGGCGTCTTCGCGCGCGGCGCGCAGCTCGCCGCCGGCGTCGTCGACGACATCGTCAAGACCGAGCGCGAGAACGCGAACGAGACCGCGCTGCTCAAGGCCAGCAACGAGCTGGCGCGCTGGAAGACGACGACCCTCTACGACCCGGAGAATGGCGCGCTGACGAAGAAGGGCGAGGCCGCGCTCCCGATACCCGAACAGGTCGCCGACAGCTTCAACAAGACCGCGGACCAGCTCCGCCTCGGCCTCGGCAACGAGGAGCAGCGCCGGGCGTTCGACCGGATGCGCGCGCGCGAGTTCGAGCAGGTCGACCTCGAGACCCGCCGGCACGTCTTCGGCGAGATGCAGGAGTTCCGCGCGAGCGAGCTGAAGAGTGCGATCGACCTCGGCGTCGACGACGCGACCAGGGCGGCCAACGACCCGCGCCTGGTCGGCGCCGCGCTCAACAAGCTCGAGGGACAGCTCCGGACCAACCTGCCAAAGCTGGGCGTCGGGAAGGACGGCATCGAGGAGCAGGTCAACGCGGTCCGGTCAAAGGTCCATACCGGCGTCATCAGTCAACTCCTGGCGACCGACCAGGTCGGGAAGGCGCGCGCCTACTTCGAGGAGAGCAAGGGCGAGATTGCCGCGGAGCAGCTCGACGACGTCGAGAAGGCGCTCCACGCCGGCGGCGTCAAGCAGCAGGCGCAAATCGAGACCGGGAAGATTCTCGCGGACGGCGGGACCCTCAGCGAGCAGCGCGCGCGCGCGAAGGAAATCGCCGACCCGGACGTGCAGGACGAGGTCCTGCAGCGCATCGAGCACGAGGCCGCGGTCAAGGACAAGATCGACCGCGACAACCATGAGGCGCTGCTCAAACGCGCCTACGACGTCCTCGACACGGGCCGCGGCGTCAGCGCCATCCCGACCGCCGACTGGGCACAGATGGACCCTGGCGACCGCGCGAGCGCCTGGTCGTATGCGCGTGCTCGAGCGGAGGGCATTCCCATCAAGACCAATCAAGCGGCCTGGTATGGGCTGATGACGCAAGCCGGCGACGACCCGGAGGCATTCGCCAAGGTCAACCTCCTGACCTACAAGTCGAAGCTGTCGGACAGCGACTTCCAGCAGCTCGCCGGCATCCAGACCAGCATCAAGAACGGGAAGCGCACCGGCGCGGACATCGAGGACCTGGCCGGCTTCCAGACGAAACGGGAAATCGTCGACAACACGCTCGCGGCCTACGGCATCGAGACGCGACCGAGCGAACAGTCGAAGGACGAGCAGGCCGCGGTCGGCGCGCTCATGCGGATGCTCGACCGCCGCATCGATATCGCACAGGCGCCCGACCAGCGCGGCAAGGCGCGCAAGGTCTCCAACACCGAGACGCAGCAGATTCTCGACGAGCTGCTCGGGCAGACCGTCGACGTCCCCGGCTCCTGGTGGAATATCTGGCCGGGCGGAAAACCGTTCTTCGCGACGAAGCGCAAACTCATCGAGACGACCATCGACGACGTCCCGGCGACGACGCGGCGTGAAATCGAGCGCGCGCTCCGCGACGCCAAGCGGCCCATCACGGACGCGACCGTCCTCGACACCTATCGCGAGATGCAGGTCAAGTAAGTGGGACAAAACGCCTACGACGACGCCGCCAAGGTGCTCGAGGACCAGCAGCGACAAGGGCAAGCGCCGCCGTCGATTTACGACCAAGCGCGCCAGACGATCGCCAACCAAGACCTCGCGCAACAGTCCCGGCTCCGCATCTCACTCCAACAGGCGGACGGCAACCCGGACCAAGCCGCGGAGGACCGCCGGCTCTCGATGAAGTTCGGCGTCGACCCGGCCGCGATCGGGCGGGACCGGGAACGCTGGCAGAAGCGCGAGCGCGCCGATCGGCCCTACTCGGAGATTCAGGACCAGAGCCCGATTACCGCGACGTTTGCCGAGCATCCGCAAAACGCGCCGATCGTGCATGACGACCTCGAGCAGCTCGGATTCCTCGAGTGGGTCCTGACGGCGCCCGGCCGCGCATTCGCGCAGACGATGAACCAGGAGCGGTATAGCCGGCTCCGCTACAAATCGATGTTCGGCGACCTCTCGCAAGCCGAGCAGGACGAGATGAACGCGGCGAAGTTCCAGTCGGAACTCGGCGGCGAGCTGGGCGCCGGCCGGAGCTGGTTCCGCAAGGCCGTCACGGGCGCCGGCAGCTTCCTCGCGAACCAAGTCCCCATCGTGCAATACGGCGCCGCCGGCTTCGCCGAGGGCGCGGTCCTGGGCGGGACGGTGGGCGCGGTCACGGGACCCGGCGCGGTCCCCGCGGCCCTGGCAACCGGCACCGTCACGGGTAGCGCCGGCATCCTCTACGGCGTCCTCAAGTCGACGTTCCAGCAGGAGAGCGCCGGCGCCTACGACGAATATCTCGACTTCCGCGACGAGTATGGGAACCGCCTGGCGCCGGAGGTCGCGCGCGCCGCGGCCCTGGCCGCCGGCGCCATCAACGCGCCGATCGAGGCCGGCATGCAGGAGCTTCTGCTCCGCTACACGCCGGGCCTGAACAAGCTCTCGACGCTGGCCGTCCGCGGCGCCGTCCGCAACGCGCTCCGCAACCCGACCATCCGGGCCGCGCTGTTCGACGTCGTCAAGAGCTACGGCACAACGCTCGCCGGCGAGACCGGGCAGGAGGTCGCACAGCGCGCGTTCACGATTCTCAGCGGCGAGCTGGCAAAGGCCGCGGTCGGCACGTTCGAGCCGAAGGACCCTGGCGAGGTCGCGAAGGAGCTAGTCGACGAGGGCGTCGCCGCCGCGCAGTCGTTTGCGCTCGCGCTCGTCCCCGGCCCGACCCTGCACCTGGCGCAGACCGCACGCAAGGCGCAGCAGGCACAGAAGAACGTCAATTTCTTCACCGCGCTCGGCGAGGGCGTCGCGCAGTCCAAGACCGCGCAGCGATCGCCGGAGGCGCTGCAGTCGTTCCTCGAGCAAGCCACGAAGGGCGGCCCGATCGAAACGGTCTATCTGCCGACCGACACGTTCACGCAATACTGGCAGGACAAGGGCCTCGACCCGCGCGAGGTCGCGACCGCGCTGACCGGCTCGAGCGATGCCTGGGACAACGCGACGCGCACCGGCGAGGACCTGGCGGTCCCTACCGCGACCTACGCCGCGAAGCTCGCCGGCACCGAGCACAATGCATTTTTCGTCAACGAGCTGAAGCTCTCGCCGCTCGACATGAACGCGCGCGAGGCCACGGTCTGGCTCGAGCAGCAGAAGGCCGCGCGACAGGCGGAGAGTCAGGCGAAGACCAACGCGGCGCCGGAGCAGCAAATCGAGCAGCAGCTCACGCAGCGACTCGTCGAGGGCGGACGCTACGAACCGCAAACCGCCGGCGCCGTCGCGCAGCTCGTCACGAAGGGCATC